ATGCAGCCTCTTGGCCGCTCAGAAGACAAATACCTAGACAAGCAGTTCTGGCTTGATCAGAGCGATAGCTTGATGTATGCCGGTAAAGCCGAAGGTTTGCTTGAAACTAAGCGAGCCCGTGTTCCTGCTTTCTTTGAAACAAGTAATATGGATTTACCTAGTTACGCGTAATTATGTTTAATAGTTCAGAAAGTAAATCTGTTGACCCAGCCATTTGGAGTGATCCTTTTGGCTGGGAATTTTCTGGTGTTGAATTATCAGTTCGTTGGTGTGATGTTTTTGGTAGTTGCGGCAACAGAGGGGCACAGCGTCGTGCAAGACGAGCTGCGTTTGCTGCTGCCGTAGAAAGAAACATTGCAGAAAATAATCGAATAATTGCACAACGAAGATTAGAAGAACAACAACGACAAGCATCAGCTCAAGCAGCTAGAGAAGCGCAAGCTAGAGCAGCAGCACAACGAGCACAAGAAGAAGCGCAAGAGCAAGCAAGAATTGAAGCAGCAAAAGCTTTGGTTCAACGCAAGAAAACCACAGCACAAATTACTACAGAAAGGATTCAAAAACAGCAACAGGAAAGTATTGCTGCACTACGTCAACAACAATTGGAACTTGCTGAAGCAGAAGTAGAAACAGGTTCTCTTGCCGGTCAACCGGGTATAAGTCGAACTCCAGTTACGGCAGGAGGAGCACTTGGCGGCTATAGTGGTACGGCACCAGGAGCCGTTTCTCCAACTTCTTTGAATATATGACACCTTACATTGACCCTGATATTATCAAATATCTGGAAGAAATGTATCTTGATCAGTGTCCTGACCTTAGTATGGAAGAGAAACAAATTTGGTTTTCTTCTGGACAAGTTTCTGTTGTACGGCACCTAAAGGATCAGTACAAAATTCAAGAAGAAACTAAGTACAACTAATTTAGTCTCATGGTTCTTCCTCTACTTATTGGTCTAGGTTCTGCAGCTATTGCAGGTGCTACCGCATATTCTGGATACCAAACTCAAAGGGCTGCAAAGAGGCAAGCAGATCAAGCACGTAGAGCTGCAAACCAGCAGCGCCGTCGAACGATGCTTGAAATCCAGCAATTGCAAACGCAGTCAGCTCAACAAGAACGTCAGTTTCAAACGCAAATTGGTGAAAGCCGCAGGCGTACAGCATTGGCAACAGCAGAGGCTGAAAAACAACGTCAAGCAACGTTGCAACAAATTGCTCAACAAAAGGCTGCATCCGCTAAAGCTTTGCAACAACAACAACTTGCAGCTTCTATTCAACGGCAATCACGAGCTGCAAAAGTTTCTCAAAAGCAACGCAAGCGTGTTGGTAGCCCAGGTGCTTTGCGTACCGCAGTTGAAGCACAATCTGCGCTAGCTCTTGGCGGCCCGTCGCAAACTACACAATCTGGAGTCGGTGGTCTGAATGTCTAAAAACAAAGCTGCGGCTCGCTATTCGTTTCTTGAGCCAGAAAAAACTGTTTATTTGGATCGTGCTATTGAGTGTAGTCGATACACTTTGCCGACCCTTATTACGGATAACGATCGCAGCACAGGTAGAAATCTTTATACAAAAATTGATACAACTTACCAGGGTCTTGGAGCCCGCGGAGTTAATAATTTAGCCAGTAAACTTCTTATTGCTCTTCTACCTCCAAACCAAAGTTTTTTTCGGTTGTCTGTAGATGACATCAAACTACAGCAAGAGTTAGATAATTTTAAAGAACTGCAGTCACAGTTTGAGCAGCAGCTTGCTTTGATGGAACGCGCAGTGATGCGTAACATTGAGGAATCTGGTGATCGGACTGCGTTGTTTGAAGCGCTAAAGCACCTGATCATTGGCGGCAACGCTTTGCTGTATGTATCTGAAACAGGTACTCGAGTTTACCCGCTCAAATCTTTTGTTGTTAACCGTGATCCTGAAGGAAATATCCTTGAAGCTGTTGTACGTGAAGAAGTTAGTCCAGATGTTCTTCCAGAAGGAACAGCAGACAAAAACTCAAACGGTGGATTTAAAGATAAGAGCACGTTTCTTTACACTCACGTAACTTGGGATTACGAAAAGAATCGTTGCAACTGGTATCAAGAGGCTTACGGTAAGCAAGTTAATAAGACTGGTTCAGTTCCTATTGACAAAAGCCCTTGGATCGTTCTCAGGATGTTTCGGGTAGCCCATGAAAGCTACGGTCGCTCATACGTAGAAGAGCTTCTTGGAGATCTTAAGAGTTTGGAATTTTTGTCCAAAGCGATTGTTGAAGGTAGTGCAGCCGCGGCCAAAATCATCTTCCTGTGTAACCCGAACGGTACTACGCGACCTGATGCTCTTGCTCGTGCCGCCAATGGGTCCATTGTTGCAGGCAATCCAGCCGATGTGGCTCCTATACAAATGCAAAAGCAGGCAGACCTGACGGTTGCCCTAAACACTATTGCACGCATTGAGCAGCGGTTGAGCTTTGCGTTCCTGCTTAACAGCGCCATTCAAGCAGGTGCTGCAGGTCGTGACCGTGTGACAGCCGAAGAAATCAAAATGGTTGCCAACGAACTGGAATCTGGTTTGGGTGGTATCTACTCGATTCTTAGCGTTGAACTGCAGCTGCCACTTGTTAACCGCAAGATGGCGTTGATGGAACGTGAGGGTAGCTTGCCTAAACTTCCAAAAGATATTGTGCGTCCTCAGATTACAACTGGTCTTGACGCCCTCGGCCGTGGTAACGACAAAGCCAAGTTGATTGAGTTTATCTCTACTCTTGCTGGCACGTTGGGTCCAGAAGTTATGGCAAGGTTTGTTAATACCCGTGAGATGATTACGCGGCTTGCTGCTGCTGATGGTCTTGATACCTACAAACTGATTAAGTCGGAAGAAGAATTGATGGCAGAGGAACAACAACAGGCTATGATGATGCAGCAACAAATGGCACAGCAAGATCCTAACAATGATCCTGCAAAACAAGCCGCACTTGTCAAAGCCGAAAATGACTCAATCCGAACCCAGCAAGAAGCCCCAGGTGGCTAAAGCTGTTACTCCTAAACCTGAGGTTGTAGAGGAAGTAGTTAAAGAAGAACCTCCTGCACCTAAAGGTCCGCTTGATGAATTGATCGAACGCCTGAAGGTTGAAAAGCCGCAGGTGTATGAGCAATATCGCAAAGCACTGCGTCAGCGTCGTCCCGCTTGGATCTATCCTGATCTCACCGTCCGTATTGGTTAATCATGGAAGTCGTCGCAGACAACGTGCTCAGTCAAGAGACTGGGCCGTATAACGAGCAAGACCTTGAAGTTCTCAAGCAAGAACAGGAAGGTCAACAAGAACAACAGGAAGATCTTATTGGCGGCAAATTCAAAAGCGCTGATGATCTTCTTAAGGCTTACCAAGAACTTGAAAAGAAACTTGGTAGTGGTCAAACCGAAGAGGTAGAGGAATCTGAATCTGAGGTTGAGGATCAAGAGCCTGTTGTTTTGTCTCAAGAAGAAGAGGCAACAATTCTTGAAAGCATTGGTGGTCAAGAAAATTTTGACGCCGTTCAAACTTGGGCGAGGGAAAACCTTGACCAAGCTGAACTTGATGCTTACAACCGCGAAGTAAATAGCGGTGACTATTACCGCGCTCGTAACGCGCTTCAATCTCTTAGTTACGCCTACCGAGAAAACGAAGGATCAGAACCTCAGCTTCTTGGCGGCAAAATTTCTGCAAACGCTACGGACGTGTTCCGTTCTACTGCAGAAGTTATGCAAGCTATGAATGATCCTCGCTACCTAAAAGACTCTGCATACACTAATGATGTGCAGGAAAAACTTGTTCGTAGCGAAGTTCTTGGACCAAGGGGTTAGTATAAGGGTACGCGCAAGTAATAATTGTTGCCGCTGAGGCGATAACAACAAAGAAGACGAGCGCACGTAAACACTTTACCAACTAGCTACGATGCCTGATTTTGCATCTCTTAGCCGGCTAGGTAGTATTAACGGCGCACAATTTAACGCCAACTCCGCAGCCGGTAACTACGAGCGTGAAAACGCTAATTTCCTGAAAATTTTTAGTGGTGAGGTTCTCACTACGTTCGAGCGTGAGACGATCTTCAAAGATCTGACCATGAAGCGTTCGATCCAATCTGGCCGCTCGGCTAGCTTCCCCATTACAGGTCGTTTCAGCAGCCGCTACCATCGCCCTGGCGATTGGATTACTGGCCAAGGTAACAAAGGAATGATCGGTGAAAAGATCATCACCATTGACGATCTTCTGATTGCCGACGCTTCGATCTATGACCTTGATGAAGCCAAACTTCATTGGGACGTGAGGAGCATCTACAGCCAAGAATTGGGCCGCGCTCTGGCTCGTGCATACGACCAGCGCCTTGCTCGTACTCTGCTGTCTGCTTCTGAGTCTGACGGCCGCGTTAACGATTGGGACGACAAAACTTTCCAACTCGCAGGCGGTACTGTTTCTTCTGTTGCTACTAACGGCACCGTTACCCTCAGCGCAAACTTTGCAACCGCTGAACTGGGTAGCTTCGCTGTTGGCACCACCATCTACGGTGAAGACTCCGGTGCTTACGGCATCATCACCACTGCTCCTACTAACGGCGCTGCTACCTTTGTCATCAACCCTGTTGGTGCTATTGGTACTGGCTCTAACGCCACCTTCACTGTTGGCGAGCGCCTGTTCGTGATCGGCACCATGCCTGGTGGTACTTCTCTTACCGGTATCGACCTGAACGGTGCTGCTGACCGCAACGCCCGTGGCGATCTGATTGTTGACAACCTGTACAACGCTTGCCAGGTTCTCGACGAAAAAGATGCCCCTAAAGAGGGCCGTGTGTGCGTTCTTTCGCCTGGCGCATATTATGATGTGCTGGCTTCTGACCGCGCCATCAGCGTTGATTTCAACGGCAACAGCGGCAGCAACGGTAGCTTCGGTGAAAACCGTGTGGCTTCTGCTGCTGGCTTCAAGTTGATGACCTCTAACCACCTGGGTATCAACTCCTATACCAATGGTCAGACCTACGTTGGTCTGAACAACCAAGCTGCTACCACCCGTGGTGAGCGTCCTAACTACATCAACGGCCGCGACGGCTCTGATGGTCAGGCTGCTCAAGGTCGTAACGACTACTTCCAGGATGAGCAAGGTAACACCTCCTCCATTGCTAACGCTTTTGCTCTCTGCTTCACCAAAGAAGCTGTGGGTACTGTGTCTCTGAAGGATGTGTCCATGCAGATGACTGGTTCTGAGTACAAAGCCATGACTCAGAGCACCATGATGGTTGCTTCTTACGCTGTGGGCCACGGTGTCCTGCGTCCTGAGTGCTGCGTCAGCCTGCTGCACGACGGCAATCCCTATTGATAAAATTTATTTGTCAATAACCAATACAATGGGGGAAGCAGTAATTTGTTTCCCCCTTTTTTGTTGGCATAATGACTACAAGCAAACTTTCAGCAGTCAACACGCTGCTGTCAATTATTGGTGAATCACCAGTAAACTCTTTAAACCCTCCTCTAACAGGCGACGCCAGTTTGGCAGAGCGTACGTTGGATGAAATGAGCCGTGAAGTCCAAGGCGCTGGCTGGTCTTGGAACACTATGCTTTATGACACAATTCCTCTGGACGCTAGTACAGGCCAATCCCAACTTCCCAGCAACACACTGGCAATACGCTTTAACCCGGTTTCTTATCCGTCACAACGTTTTGTTCTTCGCGGTCTTAGGATTTTTGATCGCATTAAAAATACCTTTGACTTGAGAGAAAGTTTTGGGGTAGCGATGACAGGAAATAATAGCGACCTTGTAGCAGAAATTGTTGAAGAACTAGATTGGGACAGCATTCCCGAAACGGGTCGTCGTTACATTATGATCCGTGCTGGCCGTGTATTTTCTAACCGTGCTGTAACTTCGTCTAGTATTGAAGCTTACACTTCTGAAGACGAAGCACGAGCTTTGCAGATTCTGAAGCGTACGGAAGATATGGCGCAAAACTATAACTACATTAGTGGTCCTGACGATCTATACGGTTCCCGTGTTACTACTACCTTTGGTCCTGATATTCTTGCTCGCTAATGTCTAGAGAACTTTTTAGCCAAATTATTGGTCCACTTAACAAAGGCGTCAATCAACAGGCTGACAGTTTTGTGCTGCCAGGGTTTGCAAAAGTTCTTGAAAACGCAAACTGCGATCTTGTTGAAGGACTAAAGAAACGACTAGGTTCTGTGCCTCTACGGCAAATTGATAACCTAACTCAAAACGCTGGGGGACAAACTCTTACTGCTCCACTTAAGTGGGATGAAGCTTGGTTGTTTGTTTACAACCGCAGTACAGCAGAGCGTTTTATTTTGATGGCGGTTGATGACAGCCGCACTATTTCTAGAACTGGTAACACTACAAACGGTTCAAACGTTGTAGCCAGTCTTAGTAGCGCTACTGATGTTTTTGTTGGAGCAACTATTACTGGTACTGGCATCCCAGCTAATACAACTATTTCCAGTATTGAAGGCACAACTATTACGTTAAGTAACAACGCAACAGCAACAAACACTGGCACAACTCTAACTATCACGTCTTCGCTAACGTTCGTTACTGGCGTTTCTAACGTTGAACCGATCAGTGGGACAATTCCCTCAGTGCTGCCTGCAGAGCAAACCTTTGCAAATATTACTACTGCAAACCTTAATTACTTGCGTGGGTCCGGTCGTGCTCGTGATCGGTTGCGTGCTACTTCCTTTCAAGACTACGTTTTTATTACAAACGTCCAACAAACAGTAAATTTTGACAGCACGGAAACTCTAACTCGTTTTAACATTTCAGAAATTAGTAACGAGTATCGTCCCAGCAGAGCCCAGGTAAACGTCAAACTTGTTGATTACGATACTCTTTACACCGTTCGAATTACCCTCGATAACGGCACAATTATTACAGGTAATTTTCTTACACCTTCTCTTACTGACAACAGCGGCAACACTAACTTTGTTAGCAGTGAAATTATTGCTGCTGGATTAATAAGTGGTACGGATTCAATTGCTGGAACAACAAGTAATGGGTCTTCAACAATTACTAGTGTTACAGCCGCTGACATTGCAAAAGTTCATACAGGTGAAAGGGTTACTGGTACTGGTATTCCAGCTAATACTTTTGTAGGTACTGTAAGTACTAGTTCCTTTACGCTTGTACAACAAGATTTAACCACTGCTGTAAATGCAACAGCAAACGGCAGCACTACTATTACCCTTCACGAAGGTTTAGATAACACTGATATTAATAACGAACTTACGTTTGAACGGCAAAACTCACAGATTTTAATTACTTGCGCTAACGCAGCAACTCGTTTTATTAGCAGCATCGTTGTTTCTGACGCCAGGGGTAACACCCTGATGGATGGTTTTTCTAATCAAGTAACTAACATTACAGAGCTGCCTAGTTCTGATTGGAACGGTTATATCGTTCTTGTTTCACCTGACGGTACTTCTACTCAAAGTTCTTACTACCTTCAGTTCAACGCAGAAAACACCACAACTGACGGTGACTACGGTAGCGGTGTTTGGGAAGAGGTAGGTGGATGGGGCACTCCTGGTCAGTTAGATGACAACACAATGCCTCATGCGTTTATCTACTACAGAAACGATGACGCTCTAACTAGGTTTACGCTCCAACCGTTTAGCGGTACTACTTACACAGATGGTAGTACTAGCTTTGATATTCCTGGTTGGACTCGGCGTTTGTCTGGTGATGCAGACGAGCTTCCTGCTCCTTCATTTGCTGGCGACACAATCAACGACATTGTTTTCTTTAAAAACCGTCTTGGCTTTGTAAGCGGTGAAAATGTCATTCTTAGTGAAGCTGCGTCTTACTACAACTTCTGGCAACAGTCAGCACTGCAGGTTGTAGATAACGACACTATTGACTTGACTGCAGTTAGTAACGACGTTGCTGTGTTGAACTATGCGTTGCAGCAGCAGGACGAACTTGTCTTGTTCTCTAACGAAAACCAGTTCCGTCTTTACTCAGGTGACAACGTTACGTTTAGTCCTGAAACAGCCTCTGTTGGTCGAATCAGTTCCATCAGTATGGAATCAAAGGTAAAACCTGAGCAGGTTGGCCCTCAAGTTATTTTCCCAGTTAAAGAAGGCGACTTTACTGGTCTTCATACTTTCATCACTACTGACCGTACCGTTGGTATTAACTTGGGTCAAACGGCAGTTATTACAGAAACAATTCCCAAATACATCCC